CAGTCCTACGTTTCAGAGGTATAGTCAAATGGGGATAAATAAAGATTAAGGCCTTGTCAAGCCCGTTTTCCTTTACGTAAGTAATTGATATTACTACCAAACGTGGTGCCCAGGTTAGCGGGCGGGAAATGTAAGTGATAACAAGCGGTTAAGGACAAACCCTGACCACGTAAGAGGCTATTTTTGAGGTCGCGGGCAATCCATCTTAATACCTTACACCTTCTCTTTTCCTCCTATCGTAACCAACCATTGACCTTTGTTTTTTTTTGTTTGTCTTTTGCACTCTTTAACCATGAGCAATGTTTTTCCGTTTACGGTTCCAGGTCAATCAGTGAACTAAACCTACTGGACTAAACTAACCGACTACGAAAGCGCCCGCCGCCCGTGCAGCGCCCGCGTCTCCTGCGCTTCGACCGGATCTGCGAGAGTGACTGGAGATAGAGATAGACGCCAGCAGCACTCGCGGATTCAACGCCCGCCTGTATAAGCGAAGGAAAGGGCCTTTTAGGTCCATATCGTTACAAGCCTTGACCGCGTTCGCGTGTCCTGGGCCAACGTCGCGAGCCGTTATCATGTGCGTTATTGCATAGGAGTAAGGTCATATAAGAAATGTTATGTCACCATAGCTGATATTATTACGTTTTTACCTATGAGCATACATCAAACAGGTTGACAACCGAGTTATGCACAGCCTTATGAACATCGGCGCCCGCGTCCCTGAGTCAGGAGCCCTTGCGCCAGGCGAACAGGCATCGAATCCGCCCGCGGTCCATTCCCTCCGCCCAAGGGAAAGAATGCTTTTCCCCGACCGCCCCCATGACCCGGATTCCGCCGCCGCCGAGGGCATGGGTCCCTGTTATCCCTCTCCTATCTACCACCGTTTCCTACGGGGAGGGGTCTTCGCAAGTAGTTGAATTTACTGTAGTATGGTTTTATATCTCCAGAAATTTCAGAAAAATACCAGAAAATACCAGAAATAGCTTGACATCGTAACTGTTACGCGTTACGGTCGTTACGCTGTTACGGTAATTATGACTGATTTTTGTTACGGTAGCGTTACGGAGGTGTTATGGGGGAGAGTAAGGAAGTAGTTGCGGAGCGGATGCGCCGTTATCGGTTGAAGAAGAAGGGGGTAGCCGTTGAGGATATTCCTGTTGTGGTAGCCGGACCGATTTTAGAGATGAAGGATGGCAAGGCTGTTGCAGTGAGGGATCGGCTGGAGACTGCTGGTGCGGTCCATCCTGTGGTGTTGAAGATGTTTGCGGATTTGGAGAAACGGATAGAGAGGATGGAGCGTCGGTTGGAGTCGAGGGAATCTGCCACTCGTTCTGCTGTTGGGGTTGGGGATGATTTATTCAGTAAGGTAATGGCGGAGAAGTCTAAGAGACTGGGGGGTCGGTGATGGACTTTACTGTTTTGATGGTTTTGGTTGGTCTGGGGTGGTTGGTGAATATGTACTGGACTTTATTGTTTTTGTGGTTTTGGTTGGCTTGGGGTGGTTGGTGAATAAGTACTGGCCGCCGAGGGTGGGGTGGTGATATGGGTGCTCGCGGGGGTTTTAAGCCGAAGGACCACGTCCTTGTGGACGGGTTTAATCCAGAGAAGAAGGGTGGTTTGACCCGCGCTGAGATTGCCAAGGCGAACAGAGCTGCTGCTGCCGCGAGGGGTAGAGCGACGAAAGAGGCGAACCGGCAGGCGACGTTTGCTATGGGGCTTGAACCCGGGAAGGATGGTAAGCCGAAAAACGCTCCCTCTGAAAAGGTTGAAGACGCTTCCCTGAAGATGCTGGAGGACATGAGACATGTTTACCAGAAGCTGAACGGTAGAAGCAAACTCGAAAAGCTGATGAAGTCCGACCGGGAGTTCCTTTTTATGATAAAGGAGCTGATGAAGATTGAGTCGGCACAGCTTACCGCGAAGATAAGAGCCAAGGAAGAGGTTGGGGGGAAGGCGGACCGGATGGTCTATGTGGTCTTGAAGGGGCTGGAGGAGGAGAAACCTATACGAGACATGATTGAGGGGCCCCGTGACCTGAAGCAGTCTTTAGTGATGAACCCGGACGGGAGCGAGTATGAAGGAGGTGGTCTGAATGAAGGTTAAGAAACCGAAACCGTGTTAAGGAGGGGTGATGACACAACCAATTATCGAGTATGAATTCAGAGGGAATAAGTTTTATTTTAATCAGGCGCCGAACACCGCGGCGCTCGTGACCGAAATCTTCGGGGACAATTACAGGGCGCTGGGTGTCGAATTTAGGCCCGGGGACGTCATTCTGGACATCGGGGCTTGCGAGGGGGTGTTTTCGATTATGATGGCGAAGACGTTTCCTTTCGTCAGGGTCGTTTCGATGGAGGCCTGCCCGAGGACCTTCTTTCAGATGGTCCGGAACATCGGTTTGAACGGGGTCACGAATATCGAGGCTCATAACATCGGCGCCGGCAAGAAATCTGAAAGAATACCTTTCAGCATGTGCCAGGACGACCACTCCGGGGGAGGGTCTGCCATAATGACTTTCAATCCTGAGCTGCACACGAAGATAGAAGTGGACGTCATCGGGCTTGATGATGCTTTTGAAAGGTTCAAAATCGACCGCTGCAGATTCCTCAAAATAGACGTCGAGGGGATGGAATATGACATCCTCTATAATTCGACAGTTCTCCCAAGGGTGGACTACATGGGAGGGGAGTTTCATTTCAACGCTAAACTGGATTATGACGGAAGAAGGCCGGACGGCCTGGCGAACTGGTGCTACAATCAGACGAAAATAACTTTTATCGAAGCCTGTAAAATGGCGGAATGAGGGGGTTATGAAAGAAGAAGGCGTTTTGACGATGGTGATTTCCGGGGGGCTGTTTCTTATCGGAAGACTTGTCGGCGGGAACAAACTTGTAAAGCCGAGGGTTTTTCAGGTCATCGAAAACGGTAAAAGAATCCAGATGTCTCCTTTGCCGGGGACTCCTCCGTTTATGAGAATCGGCCTTGAGACCGGGTCGTATGCAATACCGGAAAGAGAAAAAGAGATACACGACCTGTATGAAAGAGTCGCAAACCCGAATGTTGACCCGGGGGTGTAATGGACGCTTTTCTCGTCGGATGTTATTTATCAACCAAGAACAAGGTGGATATTCTCCGTGAGTCTATCTATCGTATGCGAGAAGTGCATATCCCAATAGTCCTTGTCTCCCATCTTCCAGCCCCGGAAGAAATCGTCCAGATGGTCGATTATTTTATTTACGACGGGAACGACGGGTTGAGCGAAGATTATACCATCTATTATCACTATGACGTTCCCGGCTGTGTCCGGCTCAAATCTCCCAGAGGCGCTCCGTATCATTCCCTTTCATGCTTAAGGTCGATAAAGAACGGGGCGGCGTTTATGACTGGAAAATTCGAAAACGTCCACTTCCTTGAGTGCGACTGCCTTGTCCGCTTCAATAATTACATCAACCTTGCCCGAAACAAGCTGGAGCAGTATAAATTCGTCGGGATAGACTACCACGTTCCGAAGCAGTACCTGTCCGGGATAATGACCAATTTCTTTTCGTTCAAGCCAGGATGGTTCAACGACAGGGTCCCGAATCTGGAAACGTGGGCCGAGTTCCGTGATTTGGGGAAGAATAGATGGGACTATCTCATGTTTGAGAACTGGATGCACAACCACTTCTCTGTCAACGATATGCTCAAAGACTGTTACTTTATGAACCCGGAAGAATCTTTGATGAGCATCGAAGACCTGAATATTGAGGTTCCCGGCGGGGTCGAGCCGGCCATCCGGCCGTGGATTTCAGAAACAGAGAATAATGAGATCATCCTGTTCGTGCATCTTCATGGGGGGAAACCACTGGACCTTGTTATCTCCCAGCAGGACAGGTATTATGTTCCCCTGAAAGACGGGACTGTCCATTGGAGGACGTTCCCCAAAACAGGAGGCACAATTACAGTGGAGTCTGTGTTGCAGAAATTCGAGTTTGAAATTGACCCAGAAAAGACGTATGCTGATACTCTATTCAAGTTCGACGACGGCGTGATTAAATGCTTGCGGCAGGAGAACTGGTAGTGGAAGAACTGAAACCATTTCAAGTCATCTATAACTACGAAGACGCCCCGACTTTGAAGCGGTTCGCGCTCTCAAACAAGAGAATCCGTTGCGCGATCGGGCCGTTTGGAAGCGGCAAATCATCGGCTATGGTTGTCGAAATTATAAGGAGGGCCCATGAACAGAAACCCGGGCCGGACGGAATCAGGAGGAGCCGCTGGGCCGTTGTCCGGAATTCATATTTGCAGCTTAAAGATACTACCATCAAGACCTTCCACGACTGGTTCCCACCAAAACTTTTCGGAGAATACAGAGTTACCGACCACACATACATCATCACAAAATTTCCGGGGGTGCATTTGGAAGTTTTATTTCGAGCGCTCGACCGGCCGGACCAGGTATCTAACCTTCTGTCGTTAGAGGTAACGGGTGCGTGGTTTAATGAAGTAAGGGAGATTCCCAGAACCATCATCGAGGCCATGGACTCCCGCATTGGCAGATACCCTTCAAAGAGAGATTGCGAGGAGGGCTGGTACGGAATAATAATGGACACGAACCCTCCGGATGAGGATTCTTACCTCTATAAGATGTTCGAGAAGGTAAGGCCAACAAACTGGCAGGTATTCAAACAACCTTCAGGGCTGTCAGCCCATGCAGAAAACACGAAACACCTCCCGAAAAACTACTACCAGAACCTCGCTCAAGGAAAAGACGAGATGTATATCCGTATATACATCCACGGGCAGTACGGATATCTCGTTTCCGGGAAGCCAGTCTTCCAGTCCTTCGTCGATAATGTACACGTGGCGCCGCACATCCTTGAACCGGAGAAAAAAACTGATGTTATCCTGGGGTTCGATTTCGGTCTTCAGCCTGCGTGCTCAATCGGTCAGATTACTGCACTTGGCCAGCTCCGAATCCTCGACGAGTTAGTCTCCGACGGGATGGGCCTAAGGCAGTTTTGCGAGAACCAGCTTATTCCTTTATTGAGGAAGAAGTATTTTGGGATGAACGTCATGGGCTTTGGAGATCCTTCCGGGACCTCAAGGATGCCCACGGACGAATCAACATGCTTTGAGATTTTACAAGGCCCGGAGATAGGTCTTAGAAATGTCGTGCCGGCTCCCACAAACGCTATTTTGCCTCGGATATCCGCTGTTGAGACGTTTCTTAACAAGATGTACAAGGGCGAGCCGGGATTCCTCCTCTCCCCGAATTGCCACTTTCTTCGCAAGGCCCTCAACGGCGGGTATCATTATGAAAAAGAGCCTAAAAGTATGGGAGAGGAATATAAGCCGATGCCGACAAAGAACTTCTCAAGCCATATTTCTGACAGCCTTCAGATGCTCTGCATGTATATTTCCGAGAAGGAATCGAACGACAAGCGGTGGAAGTTGTTTGCTTCACAATTAAAACATAGGGACAGAAGACCAGCGGGTGTCGCGGGGTATTAGGGTATTTTAGCCCATCGTTGGGCAGAACTGAGGGATTAAAGGAGAAGAGTATGGACGCTATCAAGACAGCTTTTTCCAAAAAGGAACGAAACTCTGAAGCCATGAAATCCTTCGGTTTTAGGTTGAGGAACCAGTTTTCACAGAACGAGTCGTACAGAAGGCCGAAAGAGCTCCAATGGCTTGAGGATTTAAGGGCCTATAAGGGAATATACGACCCGAATGTCTATATCGAGCCTGGAAACTCAAGGGTTTACCCCAAAATCACCCGTTCAAAGGTAAATATCGTTCTTTCAAGGCTTCATGAAATGCTCTTTCCGGACACGGACAAAAACTGGGAGATTGAGCCCACTCCCGAGCCCATGATTGACCGGGAAACCATAAGGCAGATTGCCATGAGCCTCGTGGGGGAGGATGAAAACGGCGAACCTACCATTCCAAGCCAAAAAGACCTCAAACTTGCGATAAAAAAGTTTTGCGATGAAACATGTGCTTCAATGTCTTCCGTAATAGACGACCAATTAACCGAAATGGACTACCCGGAGGAGACAAAAAAGGTTTTGAGAAGCGGACTTATGTACGGAACCGGATGTATGAAGGGGCCGCTTATCAACAACCGGACAAAACGCAAGTGGGAGCCCCTCGGAGGCGGGGATTACGGAGAAATGGACGAGACTGAGGAAGTCCCTTTTTTCGAGGCGGTGAGAATTTGGGACTGGTATCCGGATATGAGCGTCGTGGATCTTGACAAAGGCGAAGGCTCCTTTCAAAGACACTTAATGACCAAGCACGATTTAAGGCAGTTGATTAAAAGGGATGATTTCTATCCAGAAATGATTTCCGAACACATGAAAGACTATCCCAACGGGGACTACGCCCCGAAGAACTGGGAAGTTGACCTGCAGGTGATAGAAATCGAGGCCATGGGGATGGGAATGTCCGGCACGCCCGCACCTTCGGGGGCGTACGACACCTCCCGGGCGACAAACCAGCAGACCGGAAAGAAATACGAGGTTCTCGAATACTGGGGATATGTTGACGGGTCCGACCTCGAAGCCTGCGGGATAGATATCAAGGACGTGGAACTTGAATATGCCGCAAACGTCTGGATGCTGGGGAAAAAGCCGATAAAAGCCGTCCTTTTCGATGGAGCCTTAGACAAATACAAGGTCTTTTATTACGAAAAAGACGAGACTTCCGTGTGGGGAGAAGGGCTTGCGAGAGTTATGAGGCACTCTCAGATTGCTATAGCCGCCGGCGCGAGGATGGTTTTAGACAATGGAGCCTGTATTTGCGGCCCCCAGGTCGAGGTGAACTACTCCCTCATGGTCCCCGGAACAGATTATAACTCTTTCTACCCGAGGAAAATCTGGTACCGGGAAGGAAAGGGTGTTGACGCGCAGTACCCGGCGCTCAGGTCGGTTGAATTTGACTCCCATATCACGGAACTTCTGGCTGTTATCGACGCTTTCAAGCAGTTTGGGGACGAGGAAACGACTCTCCCGACATGGATGATAGGCCAGATGGTCAACAACGAGACAGCCCAGGCCACCTCCGGAAGGATGGCCACAATAACCATCTCAATAAAGGATGTCGTCAAGAATTTCGACACTTTTACAGAGAAAATCATGCAGGATATGTACGCCTGGAACATGGAATTCAACCCCAGAAAGGACATAAAGGGCGATTTTAAGGTCAAGGCAAGGGGCGTGTCCTCTCTGGTTATGAAGGAAATCCGGATGCAGGCGCTGACTCAGCTCTCAACGACCATGCTACCCGAGGATTGGGTCTATGTTGACCGCAGGGAGTTCCTGAAAGAGAAATTCAAGGCCCACGACCTCAAAATAACCCTCAGGACCGAGGAAGAGGCTGACAAGATCCGCGAACGGCAGGAAAACAGCAAGCAGACCCAGTTAATGTACGCGCAGGCGGAAGCCGACATCGCTTACAAGAAAGCCCAGACGATGGGACAGCTCACAAAAGCCAAGGTCCACAACGTCGAAGCCGAAAAAGAGGCCCAAACGCCTCCGGAGATGCCGTCGAACGACCCGCGGCTCGTTGAAGGCGAATTAGCCCTTCAAGAGACTGATAACCTGGCAAAACAGGCCGAAATCAGGCGAAAAGAAGAGGCTCACGCCATGAAGCTCGGCCATGCAGACGAAGCCCACACGGTCAAGAAGGCCATCGACACCACTAAGGCCGCTCAAGACATCGCCTTGAAGGGAAAAGCGCACGAAGCGGAGGAGAAAATGGCGGAAGAGTCCCATAAGCACGACTTGAAGATGAAAGAAACCACGACAAAGGCTACCGCAGAGGCAAAAAAGATTGCGGCGAAGAACAAGCCGAAAGCAGTTAAAAAATAGGGGGGATTATGCACAAGGACCCAAACGCGGAGAAAACGGCAGCGGTGTTTGATTTCAGCTCATTGAACGCTGACAGCTCCGGAAAGAAGATTATAACGCTTCTTGACATCCTGATTGCAGAGGTCAGGAGGGAAAACGACACCGTTGAGGATAAGTTTTTGCTTAAAAATCAGGGCAGAATCATGGCCTACGCGCAGTTAAAAGACTACCTCGAAAGAGGATTACCGAATTTTAACTTGACAAAGGCTTGAAAAAATGCTGAACTATCCACCAGAACATCCAAGACCTGCAATAAAACCTCCTAAAAAGGAGGATGAAAAGGTCATAATGGAGAAGGAAGAGGTAATCGACATATTAAAGACACTTGAGGGCTTGAAAAGAAAGCTTCAGCCATTGCTAAAATAGCTTAAACTCAAGAGTAACGAGATAAAGGCGACCGCGGAGAAATCCGGGCCGCCTTTTTTATTTTAACGAAAGGGGAACAGATTATGGCAGACGAAGTAGAGGGAACTTCGGTTGAATCTTCGGAAGTGGACGAATTCAAGGAAGCGTTTGACACTGCGGTATCCATCGGTGACGCGCCCGATTTAAGCACAAAGGACGACCCGGCGAATGAGGTTCCTGAGACACCCACGGAACCGGTAACGCCTGTTGTAGAGGCTCAAACACCGTTAGAAACGCCCGCTGAAACGCCTCCTGCAGACATTCCCCAAAAAGCGGGTGAATCCGACGAAACATACGAGCAAAGGTGGAAGACCCTCCAGGGTATCCACCGGCACGATAGAGAGGTCTGGGCCGCCGAGAAAGCTGAATTAGAGGCTAAATTGGCCAAACCAGAGAAGAAAGAAGAACCAAAGGTGGAAGCCGCAGTTTCCGCAGACCTTTACGGCAGCCTTACTGAGGAAGAGAAGGCCGCCCTGAAGGAATATGACGAGGAATTCGACGTGGTTTCCAAGATGGAAGGGAAGAAACGAGAGGTTGAGCTTAATAAGCTGAGGAAGGAATTTCAGTCTTGGAAAGATGAAGTTACCGCCCAGCTTGCGCCGGCGACAGCTCTTGTCCAAGAATCCCAGGTTGAACGCGAAAAGAGGGTAAATTTGGCCCACTTTGAAGCGATCCGGAAAGGGCATGAGGACTTTGAGAAATACAGGGATGATGGTTCAATCCTTAAATGGATTGAGGCAAAACCGAAGTACCTCAAGGATGCCATGCTCAACACATACGCTAAAGGAGCCGCGGAGGAGGTTGTCGAACTTATCTCCGACTTCAAGGCGGAAAACAACATCCAACCCTCGCAAACCAACGTGGTCAACATCGACACCCGCAAAGCGGAGAGAAAACAGGCGATGACCGCCGTTACGACCCGCCGGGGGGCAGTAAACCCTGCCATGTCGGTCAGAAACGACTTCGAGGGTGCATTTGACGAGGCTGTTAATAAAGGAGGATAAATAATGGCAATAACAACTTACGGAGATATTTCTCCTCGGACTGCCGCCTACGTGGTGGTAGAATTGCTGAAAAGGGCCATGCCGTTTCTGTGCTTGGAAAAATTCGGCCAGAGCAAATCACTTCCGGGTAACTCAACCCAGTCGATGAAGTGGAGGCGCTACAACGCCATCGCAACGACCGGAACAAGGTTAACCGAAGGCGTGACTCCCGCTGGGAAGAAGCTCACGTCCTCGGATATCACCGGGAATCTCTATCAGGAAGGCGATTTCGTGGAGATTACGGACCTCGTTTCCGACACCCACGAGGACGCGGTGCAGCATGAGGCAATGGCGATTGTCGCTGAACAGGCGGCAAAAGTGGTTGAAATCAACCGCTACAACATACTGAAGGCCTGCACCAACGTCTTCTATGCAAACTCCGTGGCCGGCAGGACTTCTGTTGTGGCCACGATTGCTCGGGCAGACCAGCGCAAAATCGTTCGCGCATTGGAACGTCAGGAAGCCCAGCACATCACGCAGATCGTGAAATCAACCCCCTCGTTCAACCAGGAATCCATTCTTCCTGCTTTCGTCGGTGTGACCCATTCGGACATGACGACTGATATTCGTCAGTTGACCGGGTTCACGAGCATCGCAGACTACGGTGCAATGCCCAAATGGGAAACGGAAATCGGCGCCTGTGAGGACGTGCGATACCTGAAATCCACCATTTTTACTCCTTACGAGGACGGCGGCGGTGCAAAAGGGACAATGCTGTCAACCTCCGGGGTCCTGGCCGACATCTATCCGGTGATGTATTTCGCCAGAGATGCTTACGGCATCGTCGCGCTCAAAGGGAAATTCGCCATCACCCCGATGGTCTTGAATCCCAATACGCCCCGCGGTGGGGATCCCATCGGCCAGAGAGGGTCGATTGGATGGAAAACCATGCAGGGAACGGTAATTTTAAATGACCTCTGGATGTGCGTCTACGAAGCGGCGTGTTCGGACTGAAATAAGTTCTTGACATTCTGCTGTTTTTGTGTCTTAGTAGTTTTTAAAGTCAGTTACGAAAGGACACGAAGATGGCAAAATTCAGGGGCGCGGTGCTCAAGTGTAGGGAGTGCGGCAGGGAATTCAAGGTGCCGCAGATAAGAAGTGAAACGGCAAAGTATTGCTCTAAGGAATGTGCAGATGGACACAGGGGGCCTCAAGGGATTGGAAAAGTTGAAATGTCGTGTTTGCGATGCGGTACGGCATTTACCGACCATCCTTGCCATGCTGGAAGACGGAAGTATTGCTCGTACAAATGTGCGAATCAATCAGCCGTCAAGGAAGAAGTCAGGGTTTGCGCATATTGCGGAGATCCCTTTTCTGTCAACCCTTCTGTGCAGAGTATCTGTTGCTCGATGGAGTGCAGAACTGCTCGTTCAAAAACTGAAGCATGGCCCACGCGTACGAGGATTCTACGCCAGTGTGTCCAGTGTGGTAAAGAGTTTTGGCGACCACCAAGCGCGATTAAAAGAGCAGGTGGTAGGTTTTGTTCCGCTATCTGCAAGGTTAATTCCCAAAAAATTGACGTCACATCTCCGGCGAGTTTTTACGGGTCCGGGGAGTGGTATCAAGCAAGGAACCGAATTCTTGCAAGAGATGGCTCTATCTGTCGCCAATGTGGATTTGCTGGTAAAAGCCTTCATGTCCACCATAAAGAACTCAAGCGAAACGGCGGTGCGGAAAGTGATGATAATCTTATCACACTCTGTGCAAGTTGCCACCGGCTGGAGCATTGGAAAATGGAGCAATAGTTTAAGGGTTAACAATTTAGCGAATCAAGCATCATTAGGGGTAGTCCCTTCTGGTGCTTTTTTATTTTCGACTAACCTGACGCTACGATAGGGCTCAGGTAAGTTAACGATACACGCGGCTCCGCCCATCCTAACCGGGCCGCCATCTGACTTAGAAGTTTAGGACGACGCTATCTTTATTAAGGAGGATTCAACATGGCTTACAAGAAATTCGACGACCCCACTTTGGGGGTTGACAATTCAGTAAGAAAAATCGGCTCCGCGGCTGGTCTGCAGTCAGACCCGATCCGGAGAGCTCTCCAGAGCATCAATAACAGGGTTCTCTGGGGCGCGGGAACGGATGGCTATAACAACACCGCCTGGAGCAAAAACTGCGGTACCGGCGCGGGGACGGGGTGCTGCATCGGCAAGGCTCTCGTAGTCCTGATAAACGGTGCCGCAGCTACCCGCGGTTCCTGTGGAACGGTCAATGTCCCCACCGGGACGCAGTCGGCAAACACCTTCGTCAAGTACGGTCTTTTCGGAGGGGATGGTTCGAGCGGAACATGCTTCGCCGGGAACGAAGCGGCAACAGCAGCTCTGGCGAAACTTCCGGATTGCCCCGATGGCCTCATCTGCTTCGGGTACATGCTGTATGCAACGACTTCCGGAACGGCGTGGGCGAGAGGCACGGCGATTGTATCAGGCGTCGCGGCCGCGTCAGCATGCGGTACGGCAACATTTGTCGATCTCTGGCAGATGCCTTACGACGGTTAAACAAACACAGGGCGGGGTAAAACCCGCCCTTTAACCAACTGGAGGGAGTTAAGTCATGGGTAGAGCTAAGACGGATCAGGAAAAGTATCCTGACCAGTATTTTATGAGCCCGGCAGGGCACGTAAAGGACAGGATTATCTTTCACGACAACCCAAAAATGCCGAAAGAGGGGATACCCTTTTCCCTCAACGGCTATGCGTTTATTGCCAAACCTGGGGAAGAGCTTGATATCCCCCGGCCGGTCCGGTTGATGCTGGACACTCGTATTGAGACCGAATCAATCCAAGACCGGGACGGGAATGTCCACACCAGAAACATCCCGAGGATTACCTATACCCTCGTGAAGTTAGGCGTGAACCTCCCGGAAAACATCCCTGCGCCTGAAGCCATTGCAGCCATACCTTTAGAAGGAGGCTAAAATGACTGGACAGGAGCTTGTTCTTGCCTTGCGGGAAAGCAGGCTGGACGATATGGCTCCGCCCTATCTATGGCCTGATACTGAGTTATTGCGGTATCTGAATTACGCCGAAGTGCAGGCGTGCCGAAGGTCCCACCTTATCATTGACGGGACAACGGCAAATGATTCCGGGACGGCGGCCACGGCCGGAACGTCCGGGCAGAGACCGCTTTGCCTTCTTTCTGTCATCGCTGGCCAGGCTACTTATAATCTGAGCCCAAAGATTCTTCAAGTAAGGCGATGCCAGTTAAGATCCATGTCCTATCCTCTCGTCGGCCCGGTTACCTATGCTGAGCTTGACGACCGTTACACGGGATGGTGGGGAACGGCAGGGACAGTTATAACGTCCGGCACCGGAGGGGCGACTACCGCAGTTTATTCTGCTGGTACGTCTTCAACCGGGGGGACGCATGCCACCGCCGGGACGACCATCACGGCCTTACTCGGCGGATTCCCAATTTGGTTCTTGAACGAACCGACCAACACCATTACGTTTGTTCTGTCTCCATCGGCAGACGATACCGCGCAACTTGTCGTCTCCCGCATTCCTTTAACTCCATTCACGTTACAGACCTCCCCCGAAATCGAGGAGAAGTATCATGACGGGTTAGTGGATTGGGCGGCGCATCTTGCCTTTATGAAACCGGATTCAGATACATTAAACTTGAACCTTGCGAAGCTGTATGAAGCGAAGTTTGAGCAGCAGTTTGGAACATTACGGGATGCTTTCAGCGAAAAGATGCGGAAGACCATCCCGATGATGGAAAGAATGAGGCCGCGCGTTTTTGGATCATAAAAAGAAGAAATACGAGAAACCTGTTATTGTAAAACAGGAGAAGATGACCTTCCCGGTAGATATCATAGAAAAACGGGGTGGTTGTGTATGTCGGCAGTGTTCAAGTTGTCATGGCTGCCGTTAATTTCAACCCAGTTGCGTAACACATTACCCTCTAAAGGAGGACAAAATGGCAATTAAGAAAGCAGCAAAGAATTCACCGACGATTCTCACGGGAATCAATAGCCCGATTCTGTTGGCAGTCACTCCCGGAAAGGTAGGAGATTTGTTCGTTGATACGACAAACCTTCAGTTGTTTTTTGCTTTCGGCCTCACCCATGACGATTGGGGGACTTGCGGGACGGCAGGAGGTTAATCATGGCGCTCCTTAAATTCAAGAAGTTGCTGGAAGATATAGAAACCGGCAGTCATTTGGTGCTCGATATGTCCACCGTAACCGTCCCGAAGGCAACATCAGCCGGATATGCCGGTTCGGCCATGACAGCGGGGAAAGCCGGGACGGCCCTTCGCTCCGGGACTGCGGCATTTGCTTCGTCTGCCGGCGGTGGCACCGGTGGAACTGCGGGTGTTTAATCAAAGGAGGCTGTTATGGCATACATTAAAACTGTAACCTTGTTCACAAACAACGTAGTGGGGTCCGGAAGCGCCGGTGGGACTTCTATCTCGGACGTGATAGATTTAAGGGACGAGGCTACGATGGGGCGGTACTCCATCTCATACAGGGTAAAGTGCGCAGGGGCAAATACTTCCTGCGGCACTACCGGTTTTGCATATCTATCCAGCCCCACAAGAGATGGCGTATATGTTCAGGAATCATCCCAGAGCCACGCTACTGCCGGGACTACTCTTATAGGCGCGACGGGTGGTACTGGTCTGTGGAGGTTTGAGCCATACCTGACCCCCTTCATGAAAATCAGGGCGATAGTAGGCACAAGCGGAACGGCTGTTATATCTGCTGAACTGAACGTCCAATAAGGGGGTAAATATGGCACTCAAACGTCTAACGTTAATTCGTGGCGATACGCAGACGTACACCCTTGCCTTTAAGGGCGGGACCGCCGGAACGGCATATAATCTTAAAAACTGGATGGTTTTCTTCACCATGAAGACCGTCTGGTCACTTCCTGACGCACAGGCGTCTGTCCTCAAATCTCAGCTGATTTCTGCTGATACCCCCTCTGGCATAGCCGTTGTTTCGCTTACCCCCGGCGACACGGAGAATCTCGATCCGGGAGAGTATGATTTCGACATCTCAGTCAGGACGGCGGCGAATGAGACTTTTACCGTTATGCGAGGGAAGGTGGACCTTGAGTATGATGTAACGAGAACGGCGGGTACTGCGGGGACTGCGTAATGGGGATGAACGACACTCCCATAACTGTGGTCTTTTCCAATCCGATGCAGGGGAGCGCGGGTAGTTCTGGAACTGCCGGAACCTCAGGAACAAGTGGATCTTCCGGTTCTTCAGGTCCCTCAGGGTCTTCTGGGTCGTCAGGAACTTCCGGAACCTCTGGTTCGAGCGGTTCTTCGGGGTCGAGTGGGTCATCAGGGACATCAGGAACCAGCGGAAGCTCCGGGGTAACTGGCACAAGCGGAACGTCCGGCTTAACAGGAACATCAGGAACCTCTGGTACTTCCGGGCTTGAAGGAACATCGGGAACGTCAGGCTCTACCGGAACGAGTGGAACTTCAGGTTCTTCGGGTAGTTCTGGTTCCTCTGGCACTTCCGGAACTTCGGGTCTGACCGGGACCTCAGGGACGTCCGGCATTGACGGTTCTTCTGGAACGTCAGGTTCAAGCGGGACTTCCGGAGTAGCCGGTACATCAGGAACGTCAGGAGTCGCAGGGACGTCCGGGACTTCTGGGTTGGAAGGAACATCAGGCACTTCCGGGTCAACAGGAACACATGGAACTTCTGGGTTTGGCACCTCTGGAACGTCAGGAAGCTCAGGTTCCTCCGGGACTTCTGGTTCTTCCGGGACGTCTGGTTCAAGCGGGACATCAGGCGTAGCTGGAACGTCGGGAACTTCTGGAGTAGCGGGGACGTCTGGAACTTCTGGTGTGGACGGGACCTCAGGGACGTCAGGGTCAACCGGGACTCACGGAACATCAGGGTTTGGGACAAGCGGAACTTCTGGTGTGGACGGGACCTCAGGGACGTCAGGGTCAACCGGGACTCACGGAACATCAGGTGTGTCAGGCACTTCTGGAACAAGCGCCATCGGGGTTACATCCGGAACGAGTGGCGAAAGCGGTCAGTCTGGTAATCCAGGCTCGTCAGGTACGAGCGGAGTTTCTGGCTCAAGCGGCACATCCGGTTCTTCTGGGACTTCAGGAACAAGTGGCACTTCTGGCGCTTCCGGGACATCGGGAGTCTCCGGTACTTCTGGGACGTCAGGAAGCTCAGGAACTTCGGGAGCGGGCACAAGTGGCACATCGGGATTGACAGGAACCTCTGGTTCTTCCGGTTCGTCAGGTGTTTCCGCCACAATGACGATGGTGTTTACAGCAACCACACAAAGTATAGGCGGGACAGAGTGGACTGCTTCAACAAACGGGCTTGGGTTCCCGGTAACAAAAGATAACTGGTATGCGTATCATTACAGAATTGCATGGATGGGGACGGGAGCAACATCGGCCTTAAAGGTTGCCGCAAGGCTGGTTGGCCCCGGTGGGGGGATTGGAACGCAGGGAACATACGGTACTCAGAACAGATATATCATGCACCAGAATGTAGCTGGTGACGGAACAGGATGGCTTGGAACGTGGGGGGCTGATGGTCATTGGACGGATTGGACAGGAACTAAAGGGACGCACGGAACCATAAAAGCAGTAAACACCGGGATGGTGACTATCATCGAAGGGCGTTTATGTGCCGGGACTTCCGGGACGTTTTCTCCGGTGTGGGGTAACAGGGGTACAGGGGGAGATATATTTATCCTTCCGGGTTCATGGGGCTGGTATATGGACATGGGGAAGTTCTGGGTATAAAATGGGCGACGAAACCGTAATCATCACAAGCTCTCAGCCGATTCAGGTCTCTGTTGAATCAGGGACGGATATTGTTGTCCAAACAACACCCGAGAGGAAGATAGATGTCACGGTTGAGGAAAACCAGCCAATCACAGTTACGTTTGTCAATCCTATTCAAGGGTCTGCAGGGACCTCTGGGACCTCTGGCATTGATGGCACTTCAGGAACATCTGGTTCGTCTGGTTCTTCAGGTAGCAGCGGGACATCAGGAACCTCCGGCGAATCCGGTTCATCTGGTTCTCCCGGGTCGAGCGGGGAGTCTGGGTCATCGGGGACCTCTGGTTCGAGCGGGGATTCAGGCTCTTCCGGCAGCTCAGGAACCTCTGGGTCGTCCGGCACGTCGGGAACGGATGGCAGCCACGGCACTTCTGGCAGCTCGGGGAGTTCCGGCAGCTCCGGTTCGAGCGGGGAATCCGGCTCCTCAGGCTCAAGTGGGACAACATCTATTACAGGCACGCACGGAACATCTGGAACATCAGGCAGCTCAGGTTCAGCGGGTAGTTCTGGAACATCTGGTAGTTCTGGGGATTCTGGTTCTTCTGGGAGTTCGGGGACGGATGGCAGCCACGGGACCTCTGGTTCATCCGGGACCTCAGGAACGAGCGGCAGCTCCGGAACAACGTCAGTTACGGGGACACATGGGACAAGTGGCACTTCCGGCACGGCTGGTACATCAGGGACTTCAGGGACTTCAGGTTCTTCTGGCACAAGCGGTAGTTCTGGCTCAAGTGGCTCAAGCGGCTCAAGTGGTTCGTCGGGCAGCGGCGGAGAGTCAGGGACGGATGGCTCTCATGGGACTTCTGGAACGAGTGGCACTTCTGGTAGTTCCGGAACTTCTGGAACAAGTGGGACAGATGGTAGCCACGGCACGAGCGGGACTTCGGGTAGTTCAGGTAGCAGCGGCACAAGCGGAACCTCCGGGTCCAGCGGTTCAAGTGGGTCTTCAGGGTCAAGCGGCAGCTCTGGCTCCTCTGGAACTTCGGGTACGTCCTCCACTTCGGGCTTAATCGCTACGGGCGGAACTGCGAATTATGCCATCTCATCAGGGACAGCCTCTTATGCTTCCTCGGCGGGGACAATCCCGGCTTCCTCTGTACTAATCCCCAACGGCATAGGTACGCCTACCTACGACGATCTTCAGGACTTCCTGAACACTACCCGTTCAGCAGGAAGATTGACAGGTGGTGTTGTAACAAAGGGCACAGGGGCAACTGTAAGCATCACAGCTATGGACGGGATGATCTTCACCGGCTCGACCCTTGGCACAAGTCCTCTGATTTACTTCAAGAAAGCCGCGCAGACAAGCATCACTCCTACGGGTCTTACAGACGGTGCGGTGAACTGGATATACATGGACTATGACGGCGGTGGCTTGACCTACAAGGCCACCACTACTCGTTCAACCATAGACGAATACACCATGTTCACTGTCGCTCGCGTGTGGGTATCGGGAGCAGAGGTTGAAGTTCAGGCATCAGGACATAGCCTTTACAATAAAGACCGACGGGCGCACAACCGGCTAATCTTGAAATACAGCGGCATGGATCATGTCAGCGGGGGAACGGTATCTGCTTTAACAGTAGGCGGGGCATCAGGTCAGGGAGTCCAGACCGACAATGGCTCATGGTACATAGCCAACACCCCGTTCACTACTTTAGCCAAGGTAGTCTTCAAGGTCTGGTATAAGACTGGCGGGGTGTGGACTGAATCAGCTTCGATCAATACTTTCGACGATGACTTTGCTGGTGCAGGGGTAACTGTATTCACCCGTTATCAGAACGGGGATGACCTCGGTACTTTGAGTGGAAGCAAGTACGGTGTCTATTGGATATTCTTGTGTCCCGAAGGTGATATTTATGTTGTGCTTGGTATAGGTGACTATGCGAATATAGGTTTGGCGCAAGCCGCAACGGTTCCTTTATCCCTCCCCCCTTACCTCGTGGACTGGGGAAGGTTAATCGGGAGAGTTATCTGCCAGAAATCTTCGGCCACCCATTACTCAGTCGAGTCCTCTTTCTCCACTCAGTTCACCTTAAGTGCGGCGGTTGACCATAGCTCCTTGGCTGACCTTGCTGCTGACGACCACACCCAATACATTCTTGTCGCTGGTACAAGGGCTTTCACTGGGGCGCAGTCAATGGGCTCTCAGCGGTTGACTACACTTGCCGCTCCCACAACAAACGGTGATGCAGTCCGGGCAACTACGAAGATAACAGAAGTAAACCTTGAATCAGCGGTTGATTTGAAACACGCAGTGGTTACGGTATCGTTGCCAGTTACTATAACAGACCAAGCAATTAAACTTGATGATATAAAGGCATCTGAAAGTGTTACTATTGCTGCAAATAAAGAATATATTTCATTAGATGATCTTTATATGGCAGGGAGTGTCTCATTGGGTGATGGTGCTGAGGCATATATTACAAACCGTGAAGGCATATCCGATGTAATTTATCATAAAATTGAGTGGTACGGGGGAGCTGTTCATTGGAAGGTTCTTGCTGATGAAACAATTACAGTACGGTCAAGAATGCAGTATCTTGTATCAGAAATCTTTGATCTTGCAGGAAGTATCTCATTGGGTGATGAATCCGCTTTAATAGTAAGAGTATAGGGGGTCTAAAATGGCAAACGCAGCAAAGATAACACTAACCACAGGAGATGCTCCGGCGACCCCATCCGCAGGAACATTAACGATGTACTCCAAAACTGACAACAGATTCTACAAGAAAAACTCTGATGGGGAGGAGCAGACTATCGGCGGCCAGATGTCCTATACTGAGGCTGCGACGGACTCGCTCTCATTGGCCCAGTGTGATGGGGGCGTGATAGATAACGTAGGGCAGTCTGGGAATGTTATCCTGACTCTTCCGGCAGCGGCAGCGAACCTGTACTTCACTATTACTATTGGAGTAACAGCAGCATTCTATTACCGCATTCTCACCTTAAACGCTGCCAACGATAAGATATACCTTGATGGGGTAGCAGGCAGTGATGATGGGTATGTCCAAGTTGCTTCTGCTGCTGTTGGGAACTGCATACAGTTTTTCACAATCCAGACAGCAGCAGGAGTGTATGATTGGTATGCCTGCACAGTTTCTGGCGTATGGGTAGCTGGATAAGGAGGTAATATGCTTAGACTAGTTCCTCAACCAGTTATGTACCGAGGCACCATCACCGGCCTTCGCATAAGTGCTGTGGACGGGGGAGCGACTGCATCAGGCGGGGCGTTTGTGGATAACCTCTTTGGCGCTGTGGGTATAGACCAGTATGATTCTGTTACGATGACTGCTGCCGATTCTGGCTCAAGCGGAATCAATGTAGTGGACAATGACGATATAGACTTCGGGACAGGGAACTTCACTCTGGTCTGGAAGGGGAGTCTGCCGGATTGGACGCCGGGCGCAGAACAAACCTTTATACGTAAAGATGACGGAGCTAATGGTTGGCAGTTTTCATTATATTCAGATAACAAACCAACGATCTACTTAAGAGGGGCTACGGTTACGTTGCCCAAATCCACGGAGGCTCCGACGATATCTGACGGAAATACAGGAGAAATAGCGGTTGTTGTTACGAGGGAAACAGCGATTGCTGCTGGTTCGGTAGTTTACTATTTCAACGGCGCTCAATTAGGAAATTCTGTAGCACTAACTACTGGTGTTCCAGTTACAATGAGTGGTTCTGCTCTGTTATATGTATCTGGCACCGCCGCAAAACGTGTCGCCGCAACTACCCTCCGCGCCTTAGCCTTCAACCGCGCCCTCTCAAGCGCAGAAGTTATCTCCCTCTACACATCAGGGGTGGCAGAGGCTGATAAGTGGGGGAATCAGACTACACCAACTCCGGGTTGCGTCCTCGCCCTTGAACCCTCTGGTATCAAAGCAGCAGGATGGCTTGACAGCAGCACCAACGACCTTGACGCTTCCTATCCCGCAGCAGGGGCTACCTTAAATCCGAAGTACGCAGACGGCAACCACCAGATAGAAATATACGACTCAGCAGGCAGGATGCTGAAAGGGGTACTGAAGGCGGCTGGGACGGGGGAGACTTCTACAACCATTGATTCAGATACATGCGCTGCGGATAATACAGTAACATGGCCCGACAAGATATCCGGGACGTTGGTGTTTGACACAGATCATTACATTATTGATCCGAGTAGCACAGCATGTCGTATGTATTTCCGTGAAAATCTCTCTATGGTAGTTAACAGGTTATACTCATTCGACCTCGACTTGAAAAATGGAACTGGAACTGGAACAAATGCGTCAGTCCAAATCTATGATTCTTCTGCTTCTACCACATCTGCTTATTTTGACACAACTGCATCTTATGTGACAAAGCGTGTGTTTAGAACCTCACGAGCAAATACGGCAGCAGGACAGGCGTTTGTTCGCTTTGAAGATAATTTTGCAGGTAACGTGAACATTAAGAACGCTATTGTAAAAGCTCTTGACACCCCCTCGTCAAGTGGCAGCACTATCGTCTCCGCTAAGGGTGGGGTTACATATAACTTCACTTCAAAGGATGCCTCGTTTACCTATAATGTGGCGAGCTATAACGTGGTGGTGAGGAGGCTTCGATGAACAAACTCGGAGACTTATTCAACAAGTATCAGGACGCCTTCATAGACGCTACGGATTCTACGGGCAAAATCATCGACATCCTTGTTCCAGTAAGGATTCGCCTATACGGGCGGCAGCAGGACAAGATAGCTGCATGGAACGCAGAGCATCCAGACAATCAGGACAATATGTTCTTCATGTCAGTCTCCACAAACCCTGTCGAGTTGTGGGGGGACTTGAGGGAAGCTGACGGAAAGCCTGTCGTGAATCACTTTGCGCTTGGCCATGAACTCGGTCATGCCATGCGGGTAGCAATGAGTGGGTGGACACTTCGGTCAGAGGACGACGGAGAGATGTTAAGCCCGGACAAATACATAGAAATTTAGGAGGAACAAATGACACAAATCGAACAAGCAAAGATCAAGCAGGCAATCGGAATTCTTCAGTCACTCATCACGGCTGAGGTAGAGGAAGTTGAACGCACACCTTTCGGGTACTTCATTACTATCGATGGGAAGAAAGTGAAGGCGATTCTCCAGGACGGAAAGTGGGTTCCTGAGCCTCCCGTTGAGCCGGTTATCCCGGAAGAAATGGCCTGGAACACGTGGAATGTCCTGCCGAGCGCACCTTTTGTCTATGACAACGTCCCCGCGCCGGAAGGTTACGAGTACCGCTATCACCCCGGAACAGGTGAACGGAAGATAGTGAAGTCTTGCACATGGGCAGAATGACAGAAGAATTTTGCAACATAACCCAGTCCCTCCCGATAGGGGCTGAGTTTATCCTTGGTGCGCTTTTCGGGGTTGCCCTGGTGGTGATCCTAGATTTATTTGTCCGTAAGGGTTTTTGAGTTCCGCCAGTACAGTTGGAAGGAGTAGGCGAATGAACGGTAATTTCAAGTGGTTGTTGTCAATTCTCAGCGGGGTGGTCATTGTAATTGTAGCAGGGTGGCTGATAACTACATCGGCGGAGGTCAAGTCAACCTCCACAGACGTTGCCGTTATAAAGGCAGAAATGAAACAATTTAGGTGCGATATATCGGAAATCAAAGAGGGCGTGAGGGGAATAGGTTCAGAAGTAAGGGACATTCGCTCAGACCAACTGAGACGCGAACGGAAGGAAAATAATAAATGAAATCCCAACTAACGGATTTTGCCTCTAGGATTTGGGCGACCAATTTTTGCGAATATGCTACACTCCCTCGAACAGTATTTTCGACCATATCGCTGCTTGATTTCCCAATTACTTGCTATAAAAGTCTTTCCACAAACATTGCAAATAAGTGTTACCGATTTACTTATAGGCCAGTGGGATTTTATAGCAAGAATATGATTTTGATGAACACCCTCGTGGCACTTTGGGCAAAGGGTAATAAGATTATTGGCACTATGGTTAGGGGGATCAGTTGTGTTTACTCTACCATCTCGCTTGTCAATGTGGTGGACATGAGGTCTTTTAGGAGACCCACATTTTACACACCTATTGTTGTCCCTTTCAAGAATTTCATCGCGAACATAATCAGGAAGTTTCGATTTAATATCTTGGATCGCCTTTCTCAAAAGATCACCCTTCCCAAGCCAAAAACGGGTTGGGTTTCTAAGCTTTGCCTGTCTCATTTTTTCTCTTGTCGATTCGCTTATCATCTCAGCCTCCTTTGTATTATGCATAATATAATAATGGTGGGATAAAATGTCAACTAAAATATCAAAATATTTCACAGACGATGAAATGCGGTGCCATTGTGGGTGTGGCGAAGTCGGGATGGACAATAACTTCTTAAATATGTTAGATACTGCGAGAGGGATAGCAAATGTTGCATTTATTGTCCGTTCAGGTAAGCGTTGTAAGTCTCACAATGCGGCTATTGGCAGCACAAGCACGAATCATGTGCTCGGTTTGGCGTCTGACATTCAAGCCGTGGACGGGCCTACACGAGGGAAGATACTCAGGGGGTTATATCTCGCAGGATTTAAGCGGATCGGGATCAGCTTCGGAAAAGGGTTCATCCACGCAGACATAAATTCTGGGCCAGAAAGTTGCTTTGAGGAGTAGGAGGTAGTTATGGGAATCGACGCAATCATCGCCTTGGTAGGGTTACTGGCTCCACCGATCATCGACTTCGGCAAGAAGCTGTTCCTTCCTGCCGACAAGGACACGCCTGAAGCAACCATGAGCGCGCTGGCAACGACCAAGCCGGAAGCTCTCGGCGCGTATGTCGAGGCATTGTCCAAGTACCTGAAGACCCAGATCGACAACTTCAATCGTGACATAGCCGGTACACCGTCCCAGTGGGTCGTCAATATGAGGTCAGCGATCCGCCCGGTAGGCACCATCGGGAGTATCATGATCCTTGCTATCTTGGGATTCATCGCCATCACGGGAACCAAGATCGACCCGTCCATGAAGGACACGCTCGACGGGGTGCGCTACACCTGCGAAGGTATAGCATCAAGTTGGTTCGGGTCGAGGATCAGCTTGGGGAAATAGGTCTTGTAATATGCGGGAAATAACGTAGAATCATCGTAACGTAACTCAGGGGATAGGCAGATATGCCGAATACCGACCCCTCACGGCTTCCCCTGAGTTCAAATCAAATGAGGGTAAACCTATGGAGGGGAAGGGGAGAAGATATGAAGTCTGTTTCATTTTACGCATCTTTTGGCAGCCGAACCGGATACCAAATCCACGCAACGGAACTGGTCAAAGAACTGGAAAAGCTGACCACCGTTTACCGCAATCAGCCGGGCGGAGATGTTTCTATTTCGATGCTCGATTCTGTGTCAATCCAGAACGTAACTGAGAGGCTTCCGGCGCCGTCTTACATCATGAACGCATGGGAAAGTTCAGACCAGCCAGACTGGTTCATAGAGAAATTAAAGTTTTTCGATGGCCTGATGGTCGTTTCAAGCTGGCAGAAAGGATGCTCTGTCGCTCAGGGAATAAAAGAAGAATTCGTCCACGTAACTCCCGAAGGCGTTGACCCCGAAATCTACAAGCCCAACGGTGGGCAGGTGTCTGATACTTTCGACTTTCTGGTAGTGGGCCAGTTCCAGCCGCGGAAATCTACTCTTGAAATCATCCAATCGTTCCTTAAAGCATTCCCTGATAATCCTGATGTCCGACTGTATCTGAGCGTGGACACATTGTTCCCAAGTGACCCATATAAAGACACCGAAGAAAGGTTGGAGAAAAATGGCATCTTTGACGAGAGAATCATCCCTGTGCATTTTGAAGAGAGAGACGCTTATATCAGGCGGTTACAGAATGCGAGATGTATGGTTTCGTGTAGCCGTGCGGAAGGATGGGGATTGCCGATTATCGAGTCAATGGCGTGCGGGATTCCAACCATCGTGGCAGATTGGTCCGGAAGCACAGAGTATGCTGGCGATGCAATCCGGGTTCCTGTTGTCAAGTTCATAAAACCTTTTGGGATTTATGGTGGTTGGAATGTGCCCGGCGTCTGGGGAGAACCAAGTTACGATGTCCTCGTCACTCAGATGCAGGATGTATATAATAACTACGCCTTTCACAAAGCGAATGCCCTTAAAACATCTGAAATGATTCGCACAAAATTCAGTTGGGCCGCAGCAGCAAAAAAGGTTAATGATATTGTCCAAGGAGTTGAAACATCCGTTGTCTCTGCGACACCGGTTCCGAGCGTAAACTACGAAGAGGATATAATCGCTTTTGCCCGGAAACACGGTTTTGAAATCACGGGGCTTAAAAAAAGAAGCGCCATCTTCACAGTCGATACCCACCCCGATACGAAAGAGAAGCTGGATACGCTTATCGAAACACTTACTCAGATAAAGGGCCTCGGATACCCTGTGCTCGTTTCATCCCATTTCCCCCTGCCCGAAAAGGTCATCGAGATGACCGACTACTATCTATTCGACAAGAAAGACGTTCTTTCAGGAGAGGACAGGCCGGTCTATTGGAGGACGGACGGACAGAAAACAGAAACAGTCATGGCCGGAATCCCCTGTCATGCCCTTGGCGCCCTTCATAACGTGAGAAACGCGGTGGATTTCTGCCTCGGGAAGTACGATTGGGTCTATCAGATGAACTCCGATACCGAAGTGGATCTCGTTGAGTGGCTGAAAAAAGTCCACGCCTCAAGCAAGGACCTTATTTGCCTCCAGTTCGAGGGGAAGCCCGGAACTGTAGGCGGGCATATCACCGCGGGCAGAGCAGAGGTCATGGACAAGATTCTTCTCAGGATACCAACCTGGGACGATTTTGTCAAAATCTATGGGGATGACAGGTTTTGCTCCGAAAAGAAATACTACGATATAATCATTGAGAAAATCGGGATAGACAATGTCGAATTCATCCAGATGGACGTCGGAAACAGATTTAATCAGGTCGATAAGAACGCATGGAAAGACGATATGTTTCAAATCCATTTCGTCGAGGGGCCCTTTCTGAATATCGTTGGAATGTCCGACAGGGAGTATGATGTGACCTTCGGGACTCCGACAGGCGGTAATATCTATGGCCTCAAGCAGAAAGTGGGCGTGTGGTCGAGACCCACATGTAAGTATTACCAGCCGTGGGTAGTGAGGGCATCCTTGAACGGTGAAGTGAAATTTGAACACACGCTTGATTTGAAAGGGAAGCGAGTCCTAATTTGCATGAGTTCAAAAGCCCTTGGGGACACAATCGCATGGATGCCCTATGTAGAGGAGTTCCGGAAAAAACATGAGTGCCATGTGATTTGCTCCGGATGGTGGCTGGACATATTTGACTACCCGGAGATTGAGTTTGTGAAGCCGGGGACCGGCATCGCGGATATATACGCCTCTTACGAAGTGGGGTGCTTCGATGGCCAGCTCGACAAGAATGTGAAAAACTGGAGAGAGACTACACTCCAGAAGGTTTCCGCAGACATCCTTGGGATTGATTACGAGCCTATCAGGGCGAAGTTAAAATACGAGCCAAAACCAAAAGGGAAGTATGTCTGTTTCTCTGAACACTCAACCATGAAAAACAAACTATGGAACCGGGAGGGCGCATGGCAAGAGGTAATAGATTATCTTGTGTCCGAGGGGTACGAGTGTGTCTCGATAAGCGCGGAGATGACCAAACTACAGAATGTGACGAGCCACAACGGACAGCCAATCGAAAAGACGATATCAGACATCGCCGGCGCCGAGTTTTACATCGGCCTAAACGCAGGGCCGTCGTGGATAGCGTATGCTTTGGATGTGCCGTGCATCATGGTAACAGGGGTAAGCATTGAAGAAAACGACTTCCCGAATCCCTATAGAATTTCTGTAGATGTCGGTTGTATCCCCTGCTTTCACGATGTTACTGTACCTATCGAAAGAGGATTCGAGTGGTGTCCCCGTAACAGGGACTACGCCTGCACGAAAGAAATCACGCCACAGCTTGTGATTGAGAAGATAAACAAAGCGAGAGGTTTGTAATGGACGCTACTATTCATCAGTCTGTTGACAAGTTTTCGGGGATAGACAACGTATCCCTGGCGAACCGAATGTCTCCCGCTCCTATAAACCATGCGTATGTCTATCCCTTACAGCAAGCTACCAACGTAGAGATAGACAATACATTCGGGATCTCTTCGAGAAGCGGATATACTTCAGTCCGGGCGGGGACCGATATCCACTCTCTCTGGTCTGACGGAACGATATGCCTTTACGTTGACGGTGGCACTCTTTACCAGATGGATTCTATTTACGGGAGAAAGTCCATCCGGACCGGGCTTACCATTGGGGCAAAAATGTCCTACGACGACTTCAATGACCGTGTTTACTATTCAAACGGATACCAGATTGGGTACGTTTCACATGAGACAGACCACGCACTGGTTGACCCTGTAAGGGAGTTTAAGGAATCGCTCCCTGCAGGACAATTCATTGCAGAATTCATGGGGTGCCTTTATGTCGCCGCTGATAAAATCCTTTATTGCTCAGACCCGCTGTGTGATTATTACGACACAAGAACCGGGTACAGGGCTTTTAATTCAAAAATCACCATGCTCCGCCCCGTTGACGAGGGGATCTATGTATCCGATGAGGTCGTCTGGTTCTTGAAAGGAAAGGGGAATGAGGACTTTGACCGAGAGGAAGCCTCTCCCGCGAGAGCGATCCCCTATACGGACGTGTCTATTTCGGGGAGTTATATCGACGATGGCCTTACGGGAGATGTCGCCCTGTGGACTGGGGAAGACGGCATCTGCCTTGGAGATAACAGCGGCAAGGTGGTAAACCTGACCGAGGCCCGGTACACGTTTACGGCGCGGAGCCATGGGGCGGGGTTTATAAGGGAAAACGAAGGAATACGCCACTATATCAATACACTTTATTAGAAGGAGGACGACATGGCTATCAGATTTTCGACTGGATTACGGAATGTATTATTGGGGGGCACTGCAGGAACCTTGGGGCTGAAGGGTGTCCTCTCGGGGGGCGTGGTAGATATTTTTACTGGCTCCCAACCCCTGAGTGCTGATTATGTTGAAACCGGCACAAAGCTGGTTCGCATCAGCTCTACAAGCGGAACAGGAGTGAACGACGGCGTGCAGTTCGGGACTGCGGCTGCCGGGGTACTCCCGCTGACCACCCCGGCGTGGTCTGGAGTTGTTATCGTGGCAGGGGTCGCTGGATGGTTTAGGTTTTATGGGTCAAGTGGAACTTCCGGAACAAGCTCCACGACTTATAGGTTTGATGGTGCTTGCGGGATTTCTGGAGCGGATATGGATCTGACGCACACGAATTTGGCCGCTGCATCAACGCTTACCATAACCGCAGCAAACATTACTCAGCCGGCAGAATAGGGGGTGGAAAATGGCACTTCGAATTAGCACAGACTTAAAAAACTTCCTTTGCAATACGGGGGTTATCACCCAACTTGCCGGCACTACAGGAACAGCAGGGACGGCATGTATATATTTTTACAACGGCACGCAAGCTGGGAATGCTGATAATGGGACAGCCGGGACTTTATCAGGGACATTTGGGTCCTGCCTCTGTATAATTTCGGGGGTTGCTTGGTCTGCAGGGACGAGCGGAACAGCATATCTGGCATCATCTAGCTATGCGGGAACTGCAGTAGGGACTGGGACGGCTTCGTGGGCAAGAGCAGAATGCGTCAATGCCAATGGAACTTGCAGAATAGACGGTGACGTAGGGACGAGTTCGGCCAATGTGTTCGCTATAAATGTCTCGTCTTTGACTGCCGGAGGCGTTGTTACTTTGGTATCAGCAGATATCTATATGGCTTAGGGGTGTGGTATGGCTGACTATAGGTTTGTCGATGAGTTGGTCCGGAAACGCGCCCCTACGGATACTGGTTATTCTCCGGGGACGCTTTGGCCAACCGGGAACTGGGGAGCAGGAACCGTTCAGACCTTACTGAGCCCGCGAAGAGGTGCAGAGAGTGGTGTTGTTTCTGCCCAGCGGGTATTCGGCGGTTCGTTCCTTGACCCAGGTACGAAATCCCTGTTTAACTTTGCGACTGATTGTACGGACGACATTGGGGTACATACGTGGACGAAGAGCAACTATACTCCGATAATCGAAAGTGGGATGTTTCTCAACCAGTCGGATACGCGCACGTATTCTATTTATACAAGTGCTACG